CCCCGCAAATCCGAGAGGGCAGCATGAGCTACGCGCTGTTCAAGCACGGCAAGCAAATCAGCAAGGCGCATTCGACGATCCTCGCATGTTGGATTGAAGCGTTCGAGGCTGGCGCGGTTTGCGTGTCGCGTGGCAATCGCTGGCTTGCTTCTGCGTTCACGATTGAGGCTGTGCAGTGACCGACATCCTCGGCCCTCTCCTGATCATTCTCATAATCGCGCTTGGCTTGTGGGCGAAGATGCGCGGGTTTTGGTGGCGGAAATGAAGGGATCAAACCTCGCGCTCATCGCTGCCGTTCTGGTTGCCGCCGATCACTGGTGGGACCGTTGGAACAACGTGCCGTCTGGAATGCTGGTTTCCGGCTTCATCGGAATCTTGGTGTTCCTGACACTGTGCGTTTGCCTCTCTGTCGAGTGGAGCCGCAAATGATCGGCCCCTGCGCTCGCTGCGGAGAAGAACGGACGCTGAGGAAAGGCATCCTCTGCGTGTCGTGCGATCAGACCTTGCGACAGAAACGAAAGAAGCACTTTCCGGCCGCTTTAAATTACAACATTACAAAAGCTGCCCGCGCTGGTGGTCTTTCTCACCGTCATGCGAGGCCCGTCACGCTGCCGTCTCTCTCGTTCTCTAAATCGGGGTCTTGAACATGATTTCTCCGTTTACGAAGCCGGGGACGAAGGTCGTGTGCATATCAAGCGGCTCCCTTGTGCATCGGGGAAATATGTCGATCCGCCCCCATTGGATTAAGGTGGGCAAGGCATATACCGTGGTCGAAGTTGTGGAGCATCCATCAACCAAAAGCGGGTTTGTGGTCGCTCTCGAAGAGTCGCCGGTTGCCTATTATGGGCTTCATCTTTTCCGCTATCTCGAACTCCCCAAATCCATCACCGATTGCCTCAACGTCGCGCCTGTAGATCGCGAGCGTTTGACGGAGCGGGTTTAGTGTCTCGCGTACCCGTCTCCACCTATTCGCGCATTCGTGCGCGTCCGAAACCGGCGTTGGCATGGTGCCTCGTCGGTATTTCGGAGCAGTGCATGACAGAGTGTTGCGCGCGTGCTCCGTTTGATGACCCCCATGACTGGCCGGGTGCGTTCACAGCGCATCCGGTCCTTTTCGGGGGTCGCGTAACCGCTTCATGATGAGCAGCGCGTTCCAACCGACGCTCGTGAATGAATGCGGATTGTCCATAACGAGTAACCCTCTCTCTGACGGTGTTCAGTTTGTCAGCAGAGGGGTCGGGAATGAGCGACAGATCGTCGTACACAAAATGTTCGCGCGTAGAGGATCAGGAAATGGGTCGGTCGATTGCATTAGAGGCGCAACGCATGGTGCAGGAGGCCGCAGAGCCGATTGTGCCGGGCGAAGTCGTCAAAGCTCAGATGCGTCGTGCTGCCCGTGCTTTGAAGTACCCGGACGGAGACTGGAGAATCCGTGCGGCTTGGTACTGCGAGGCTGGTTGCTGGTCTGCTGCGGCGTTCGAGGAATTACGTGAACGCTATGGGGCTTGGCGCGAACGTCAGAGGCAGAAAGCCCTTAATGAAGCGCGCGTTGCTGCGGCTGTCTATGACGCGCTGGCGGACCAATTGCGGGGCAAAGATGAGGAATTTCATAGCGCGGATGTTGCTGCGCTTGTCAGTCTGGCTCGCCGGTTGCGCGGCCAAGATGATGGGGAAGTGAAATGATCGACACTGACAAACTGATTCAAGCTGGCGAGAAGCTTGGAGAAAAGATCGGCGACCTCGCAACGCAGTACGGCCCGCAGGCAACGGAGCTTGCCATGACGGTTGCGCGCGTGAGTGCGGCACAGACAATCGTCATTGGCGCGGCATCAATTGGCGTTTGTTATGCCGCGTTCAAGATCGGCAATTGGTGTTTGGGGATTTTGAAAGATGACGAGTTAAACGCAGGGGCTTTCGTCGGCGCAATCATCTCAGCGTGTTGTTTTGTCGGGGGAGCAATTTCTGTATTCGCCAATTTCCTAAACGCATTTGCGTGGATTGGTTTGTTCCACCCCGAAATCTACATCGCTGCTAAAATCATGAAGCTGTGAGGCCACTATGAGCAACGCACCGAACGGCGAACACCTGAAAGCCTTTGTCGAGAGGATCGAAGCCGTTGAGGCTGAAATCAAAGAGCGCAACGACGACAAGAAGGAAATTTATGCCGAAGTTCGCTCGCATGGATACGACGCGAAAATCGTCAAACAGGTGGTCGCCATTCGGCGTGAAGATCGAGACAAGCGCGCCGAGCGTGAAGAAATTCTGAGTCTATATCTGTCTGCAATCGGTGAGGAGTGACATGCGTATCGGATCGTTCGCAGTCTGGACCTCTGCGCAAGAGGCGGCTGGCTACGGCTGCACTCACCATGCGCGCATTTTCGGAATCATCCCCGGCTTCATCGGAGAATGTGATGGGCTTCCTCTATGGGTTCCGAGAACGGACGCTCTGAATTGGGCTGAGGATGCGCTGTCATTCATAGCGTGGTTGATCGCCGGGGATGATGGCGGCACGGCGTTTAGGATCGGCAAAGAAATCAACGTTCGGTGACTGGCATGGTCTATGCTACGCGCGCACGCACGAAACGTTGGAAGCGTACAGCGCCGCCCAAGCGCGGGCTTGCCTACGAGCAGCTTTGGCGCGTGGTGGATGGTGCTGTTGCAGACGCATTCTTGATGCACCCTGAGTACCTCACGAAGGCGGGGGAGCGCACCGCTCGCCAGTCGATCAACAAGCGTGTTGTGGGTGCTGTGTTGAGCTTCGCCGGGCAACCGGGAAGGGCGGGTTCGGTAGACAATCCGACCGCTAACGATGGCCTCTGTGTTACGGTGCAGGCCGTGGGTCATCTGGCATCTGATGTCGCATTTACATCAGTGCCTGCCGCTTGCGACGAGAGCGGCAAGCCGGGATGGTTGCTTAGGCTGTCCCGGCTGAAATTCTGGCGGGGGCGCGGATGACCGGCCTTACCATGATCGCCTTCACAATCCCCGGTGAGGCTGTCGCGTTTGCGCGATCTGGCGGGAACGGCAAGGTGCGTTTCACGCCGACCAAACAGCGCAATCACATGGGCACGATCAAGCTGTTTGCGCAGCGGGCGATGGCAGGAAGTCGGCCGCTTGAAGGCCCTGTAGCGGTGAAAATCCGTGCGATCTATCTGCCGCCGAAGTCATGGTCTCGCGCGAAGCAGGGGCGGGCGAACTGGAAAACATCGAAGCCCGATGCGGACAATCTGGCGAAGCTGGTCAAGGACTCGCTCAACTCGATTGTCTGGCGCGACGATGCGCAAGTCTGTGAGCTTTACGTCCAGAAGATTTACGGCCTGAAAGCCGAGACGGTCATCACGGTTATGGAATTGGGACAAGACCCATGAATGCTCTCTCTCCCCACGACTTCGCCAAAGACAGCATTCTCGACCTCGGGCACAACGAATGCCGATGGCCTATCGGTAAGCTCCCTCCGTTTCGTTTCTGCGCCTCCCCGACAAAGACAGGCCGCAGCTATTGCCATCATCATCAGATGGCCTCTTACACAAGCCCTGTAAGGCCCACACAGACGATGGGCGGTCGTGTGGCTGGTAGCTTCGTCAATGCGATTGCTCCGTTGCCTGAGCCTCGCAAGCCGCGCGGTGATGTGAAGCTGTTAAAGCGCAAGCCGCGCAAGACCGACATAACGCCGGAAGACCTGATGCCGCGCACTAAACAGGTTGCCGCTATTGCACCTGTGGAAATCCAAGAGGAAGTCGGGGAAGAAGCGCATGAAGTCTTCTCTCCGTTCCGCATTGAGTTTTATATGAATCAGCGCCGTCCGGTTCATCGTCTGGACTGGAATTGCTATTCATGGCCGATCCGCATTCCAAACGAGAGTGAGCTTGCGGACATGGTTCTTTCCTCGATGGTCCCGCCAAAAACACCGATCCAAGATATTATCGCGGCGGCGGCGAAGGAATACGGCGTACCGGTTGGCGAGATTCTAGGCCCGCGCCGGACCAACAACATCGTCAGGGTTCGGCAAATCGCCATGTGGGTTGCTCGCTATGCGAGGCCCGACAGGTCGCTCCCTGAAATCGGCAGACGCTTCGGCGGCAAGGATCATACAACCGTGCTTCATGCTGTCAGGAAGATTGACGGCTGGATTAAAGACGGTCGCGTGACCATCCCCGATTCCCTTCTCTCTCTCACAAAGCCAGTGGGGGAAGGATGAGATACTTCCGTTACGTCCGCATTGCAGAGATTGCCGAGTTTGAAATGCACGGCTGGCGTTATGTCTCGCCCCTGCATGGTCATCACGGCGTCTGGTCTGTTCTCATGGAATATGTAGGCGGGGGAGTGGGGCCGTGAGGGTTGAAGAACTCGCAGAGGGCGTCACGCTCTATCTAGGCGACATGATGGACATACTCCCGACGCTTGGGGAGTTTGGGACCATCATAGACCCGTTTATGGGATCGGGCACGACCGGCGTTGCATGTGTCCGCAAGGGCAAGGCGTTTTATGGCATCGAGCGGGAGGCCAAGTATTTCGACATTGCCTGCCGCCGCATCGCCGACGAACTCAAGCGTCCGCGCCTTCCCCTACAACAGCCCACAAAACCCGTGCAGGAGGCACTGCAAATATGAGCAATTGGGTGCGCCTCTGGGAAGACATGCCGAACGATCCGAAATGGCGGGTCATCGCCAAGCGGGCGAAGCGCCCGATTGCGGAGGTTCTGGCCGTGTTCGTCCACATGATGACGAACGCGGGGCAGGCGGCCAATAGGGGCGCGCTGGAAGGCTGGAATGATGAGGACGTAGGTGCGGCGCTAGATATGGAACCTTGCGACGTGGCGGCCATCAGGGAGGCCATGCAGGGCAAGACGCTCGACGGGGATAAGTTGAGCGGGTGGGAGAAGCGCCAGCCAAAGCGTGAAGACGGCGGAGCCGAACGCGCAAAGGCATGGCGTGAAAACAAAAAGGCCGACCGAACGCAACCGAACGCAACCGAACGCACGGAAACGCCCAGAGAAGATACAGATACAGATACAGATGCTTTCTCTAACGAGAAAGCTGCGCGCGCGGGCGAAGCCGAGTTTCGTTCGCAGATAGCCGGGTGCTTCACGGCGGCAGGCCGATTGCCCCCCGACACGGGCAAGGCGGTTGTTTGGCTGGCGAACGGCTACAAACCCGAAATCTGCATTGCGGTGACGCGGGAAGTCTTGGCCCGCAAGCCGGGAGCATCGCTGGCCTACATCGAACCGGCCATCCGGCAGGCTCATGAGGCCCCGAAGCCATCGACCGGCCCGCCTGCAAAGCCCAAACCGCAATCCATGCTTCGGTACGCTGTCGAAAAAATGCGAGAGTCGAATGAACGCCATCACGATCCATCAATCATCGACGTTAGCTCCGTTGCCGCAGAGGGCGGCGGATGGCCTGACGCGAATGGTGGCAGGGATCGAACGGGTTGGTCTGGTGGGGACTATCCCGGCACATCTGGCCCCGTTGCCCGAACAGCGGGCGTATTTCGCTAGGCGGGTTTCTGCGCTCGATAGCTGGCTTGCCCCGGCTGGCCCTGATCGTGCCCGAATGGAAGTTGCGGCGATGTTTGAAGTCATGTCGGTTCGCGGTGGCGAGGAACTGGACCACAGGGCGCGGTTGGAAATCTACACTTCGGACCTTGCTGGCGTTCCATCTGCGGCCTTGTCGCAGGCGTGTCGGGATTATCGCTCGGGTGCGGTTGGCGATGGAAAGTGGATGCCGACGCCGGGTGAAATTCGCAAGCGGGCGATGTGGCTGGCAGATGCAGCGTTCATCGAACGCGGGCGCATCCAGCAAGTGCTAGACGCCCGCATTGATAACCGCATGCCGGTTGACGATGCCAAGCGCAAGGCCGCTCTGGCGTTCGCTGCGGAGACTGCCGCAATCCTCAAGGCCGCACGACCGCCGAACGAAAAGAGCCACGCGGCGGACAGCCTAGAGCCACCGGAAGGCCCCTTGACCGAAAAGCAGATGGAAGACCGGGCGAACGAATGGCTAGAACGCGAAGCGGCCAAAGAGCCTCCCAAGATCAAGCTATCTCCTGCGGCTCTGAAATCCCTCAACCTATCCCTTGAAGGGGAAGCAGCATGAAGCCTGAAATCGGTTCACGTTGGAAGGCCCGTGATGGGCGTATATTGCGAGTCACTGAATTGCGAAAGGCTGGCAGAATCGCGGTTCTGTGGCTGGAAAATGCCCGGCCTCGGCAGCGTTGTGTGACTGAATTGGCCGTCAGCAACTTTGGCAATGAAAAGCGCGGGTTTCTGCGCCGTGTCGATAGCGGGGAAGCAGCATGAAGCCGGTAGATGTGATTAAAAACACGCTTGTCGATTACGACGCGGAAGCGCCGGGCGTGATGAGTTCCGCCATCCTCTCCGCCCTTTCCTCTGCTGGCTTTGCAATCGTGCCGAGAGAGGCGACAGAAGCGATGATAGACGCTGGTGACGAGTGCAGGCTGGCATATGACGAGCGGAATCCAGCTTCGTCAGAAGCCATCTACCGCGCCATGATTGCCGCAGGGGAGGGGTGAATGAAAGTAGCTATTGCCAGAAAATACGAACTGACCCGCTCCGACATCCAAACAGCCGTATGGTTGTGGCTGAAAAGCATGGATGGGCCAGTGCCGGAAAGCGCAAAAGAATTGCGGATTGTCGGCGATGAAATGCTCGGCGACATACTGGAATTTTCATGGGACGACGTTCTGCAATTTCCGGAGGCCACTCATGAAAATCGCTGAACAAATCGCCTCCGGCCATAGCCTCTCCAAACTGCCGCGTTTTGAATATGCCGAAGATGCGTCGAAGCTGAAATGGCGGTTTACGGAACATTGGTCTGGCGAGTCTGCCGTATTTCAGGTTTGCGGCTTGTGGGCCTACGTCAAGGACTATGACGGCGACCGATCCGGTTGGTCAATCAGGAAGGGCAGGCGTGGGCCGGTGCTGGCGGAAGGCGAGGACGATTGGTTCTTCCAATGCCTGCACGATGCAGAGGCCGCATTGCGTAAAATCATCGCTGACAGAATAGCAGAAATTCGCCAAGGAAAACAGCAATGAAAACAGCCGAACAGATCGCGGCTTCGCATAGCCTTTCCTCCTGTCGTAATTGCCAATGCGCAATAGAGAACGGGGGAGTGTGCAAGAGGCTGGTGGGGATGCTGAGCGAAGGAGCGCTGAGCTTGTTTTCGGGACTAGCTGACGCTTTCGATAAGCCTGAATGGCAAACACTCACGACAAATGATCTTGTTGCCGCGATCCGCGAGGTCGTCCGTAAATATCGCGCCCCCGCCCCATAGGAGTTGAGCATGGCGACGCAAATTCTTTCGTATTCTCAACTTGTAAGCATTCGCGAGCAGAAAGCTTTTGCGAAAGAGGCTGGCTTTCTGAATCACATTCGCAGCGGCGCTGCTCGTGCGTTAGCTGAGGAAATCCTTGAAAAGATGGCGTCCTATCAAAAGATTGATCCGGAGGATGCGTCTGACCCGTTCGCTAATGTCCGGCATGTCTGGACCATTGGAGTTGAGTGCGACGTTGACTCGGTAAGGCTGCTTGAACGGCAGATTGCGGGCAAGGCTGCGGAACAGGCTGGGCAGATAGTCGAAGAAGCAATCCGCAGAATAAACAACTGGGGCCTCGCTTTCGGCTGGCGCGACATCAAAAAAGATGACGCGGCGCGGTTCATTCGAGAAGCCGCCAACCAAGTTTTGTCCGCCCCATAGGAGCCTTTCATGTGGTTTCGCCGTTTGATGTGCCGGTTTGGATGGCATGAATATCTGGCGGTCGGCTCAGACTTTGTGATGCTTCCGATCTTCGAATGCCAGTGTTGCGGGAAGATCAAGCACACAAAGCTCCCGCGGATTCACAATTAGGAGCCTTCATGACAGCCATCAGCGCGCCGAAACGGGTAGGTCGGAAAGCCAAGGTGAAGCCGGTCAGCCTTCCTGGCTGCAACGGGCAATTCGAGCTAGTCTCGGATACCGTGGACGACCCTTACGAGAGGGGAGCCAAGGTCAACGTGCTCAGGAACGCCCACAGAAGCCCGCTGGCGCTGATCTTTGAACGGGGGCGGCTACACTCCCAATCAGAGGGGCTTTCCGACGCAGAGGCCCGCCTAAAGGCCGGGGAGAGGTTCCGTGCGATTTACGAGCGGGCCGAAATGACCACGGCTCAATCCATCGACTATTCCGCCCCTCGGGTGGATACCTCATTCAGCTATCGGGGCATTCCAGAAGGGCAGGCCGACGCCTACAAGGCGCTTGCTCGGGCGTCTCTGGCGTTGGGAGGCCACTATACCATGATCCGGGCTATCGTGGGGGAAGAAAGATCATTTCTCCCGTGGCTGAACACCCATTACGGCTACGAGGCCAGCCGCAGGCAAAGGCTCGACGCCTATCAGGCGCTTCGGGACGCGCTCGACGTGCTTGTGGATCATTTCGGCATTGCCAAGGGCAGGGCGGTTCGTGCGCCGAAATACGAGCGGGTTATCAAGCCGTTGACCCGGAAGATCGAAATTCGTGTCGTGGGCGGTGAAATTGTTCTGGCAGACGCTTGACGGCCATACCGGCTTGGGTGTAGGGTCAAATGCAAGGTGGAATCATGCGCCGTAATGGCGCTTTTGTGATTCGTGGGGCCGATGGGCAAGGCAACTCCCGAAATTGTTGGCGACGGAACCCACGATGACACAGCGGGCATTCAGGCGCTTCTCGACGGCAAGCCGTATCAGGATAGCGGCGACTTCATCAAGAGTGTCGGCGGCAAGATTTACGTGTCTGGCGGTCGGTTCCGGGTAAGCGAACTGATTTACATGCCGGACAACGGACCCGAAATTGTTTTCGACAACTGCCATTGGTGGATGTCGGATATAACGCCGGAGAGATTCGAAGATATGCGTGGCTATCCCAAGCGGTTTGGCCTGTTCTGTTATCGGTAGGCTTTCGATTTCGCCCGAACGGGCAACGAGTTCCCGGCTAGCGGCCTAGTAGTGGGTTGAGTAATCCCCGCGAATGGCACGTCAAACGCCAGCCGGGGAGCCAATTCACAGAGGTTGAGGCCTCGCCCTCCCTCTCTATCCCGCCATCGGCAATTATCACTTTGACATAGTAGGCGCAAATGGTGGAGTCCGCATCGCGTGACAGGCCGGTAGCTTCGTATTCCGATGGGACGATTACTTGGGCGGTTGGCGCTCGCGGTGTGAGTGCGCCTGCGGGCGTCGATCCGCGCAAAGTTCTTGTTGCCGCCGCCGCCTTGAAGCGTGAAATGCCCGGCCTCGATGTCGGCCCGTATACGGCTCAAGAGATTGCCGGAATCGTCCTAGCTGCCGCCGGGGTGAATAGCGTCCCTGAAAACAAGGATGCCCTTTGGGCCGCATTCGAACGCGCCGTAGACGCGGCGGTCAAGTCGGGGCCGATTCACAAGGAACGGGAACCGAGCAAGCCCGGCTCCCGTCGTGGTTCAAACGTAAAGGCTGATGAACCAAAGCACCGGCCAAAGGCACGAAGCTAGGTTTACCTTTACTTCCACAGTAATTCGAGGTTTGGAGCGCATCGCGCTTTGCCCTCGGATCACGCGCGCGCAATCCGGTGAAGGAGTTGCGTTAGTGAGCGCGCCGTCGAACGAATAACCGTCGTTCACGGCTAGCATCGGCCCGCCTCTGGCGTTCTAGAACCGCCATCAGCGCCCCAAGACAGACCCCGCTAGGGTGTTCACAAGAAGCGTTTGAGGCCTTGTGAAAACCTCCCTTGCAGGCAAGGGGAATACCGGCGGTTCTTGGCCTTGCCGCCCACATAGGTTTCATCGGCCTCGACAACCTTGCCGGGGCCGCCCATGGGGGTCACGTCCGGGGAAGCCTTGAGGCTTTCGCGGATGCGATGGCAAAGAAACCAGACGGTCTTGTAGGGCTTGCCGATCATGCGCGAGATTTGAAGGGCGCTCATGCCTTTCTTGCTCGACATCATCAGATGAGTAACCGCCAGCCACGTATGCAGCGGAACCTTGGACGACTCGTAGAGGGTGCCCATGGTGACGGTGAACGGCTTGCGGCAGGCGTTGCACTGATAGAGGCCGGGGCGGGTTGTCTTGCCCTTCATCAAGGTAGCTTCGCCCACGGTGCCGCAATGGTGGCAAACCGGGCCGTTCTGCCAAACACGAGCCTCAAGCCACTCGCGGGCGGCTTGTTCGTCGTGAAAGATCGGATTGGACAGTTGGGACATAGCTAACTCCTATGCCCTGCATCCTACTAATATCCGGTACTATGTCAAGGTGATAATTGCCGGCGCGCCCCTCCCTCTCTATCCCGCCATCATTACGGATGCGGCGGAAGCCCCATAGCAAGGGCAGCGCAGGCTAGGGCAACATACCTAGGGATAGGCGACCGGCCGGCCTCGTAGGCTTGTATGGTGGTTCTGGAGCATCCCAAAGCCTTAGCGGCCTGAACTGTGTTGAGTCCAAGCCGTTCGCGCCATGCGGTGAAGGTGGTGGGTGTCATTCTGCCGCATCTTTGAGAAGCTGCGCATATTCAGCGTCGGTCATCGCCTGCTGGTTTCCAAACCAATCAGCGTGGCGAAGGACTTTTTCGAAGATTTCGACTTCCGCCTTCGACTTATCTGTCTCGACCGAATAGATGCGCGTTGCCGTCAGAGGGACATTCCCGCCGCCTCCGCGTATTGTGTGCCAAAGGACAAAGCCGTTTTCGTCACGGCGGATTTCGTAATCGTGGTTATCGTGCCACAGGATTGTTTGCGCGGCTTCGCGAAGGTTAGCCCTTTCGGTTTGCACGTCGCCTTGATGGTTGATGACGGTGTATGTCATGTGCTTGCTCCGTTGTTGATGAGGCTAACATATGACCAAATCTGGTCATTGTCCATAGCGAAATGAACAATCGTGTTCACGAATTGTAACACGCCATCATTACGGATAACCCAATCACCAATGGTTGACGCCCCTCAAACCCACTACCAAGGACAGAAGCGCATGGCCAAAGCCGTCACGAAAGCCGCCTATGAGCGTTCCAAGTTCGACAAGGACAAGGGCTTCCGTGAAGGCTCCAAAGCCGACATGAAGCGCGACCGCAAGGGCATGGCCGCCATGAAGGCTTCTGTCGGCAAGAAGGCGGGGCGGAAGAAGTAAGGCGCTGTCAAAGAAGCCGCAGTCGGATGCCGTCTGAGAACACCCAATTCAAGCCGGGCAATCAGCTTTGGAAGACCCGAAGCAGCCATGGCCGCAAACCAATCTTCCAGACGCCAGAACAGCTATGGGAAGCCTGCTGCGAGTACTTCCAGTGGGTCGAGGACAACCCCCTCTGGGAAGACAAAATTGTCTCCTATCAGGGAGTCACGACACACGAGCCGGTCTGCAAGATGCGGGCTATGACCATCGGCGGGCTGTGCGTGTTCCTCGATATGGACCGCAGGACGTGGCTTTTGTATGCCGAACGTCCCGATTTTGTTCCAATCACGACGCGCGTGGATGAGGTTATCCGCGAACAGAAGTTCTCTGGCGCGGCTGCGGACCTGCTGAACGCCAACATTATCGCCCGTGATCTGGGCTTGGCTGACAAATCGGAAATGACCGGCAAGGACGGCGGCCCTATCGAAACGGTAGATGCCACGCCGCTTGAACTGGCTCGACGGCTGGCCTTTGCGCTCCGGTTGGGCGCTCAGAGCAAGGCTGAATAGCGACCAAAAGTTGCAATCTGACAGATCGGGTATCGGCTGAGCCGGGGTTGAGACAATTGACCCCGCTATTTCCGCATACCTGTGGTTGAAAAGGGGCCGAAATGGCTACTGCAATCCAAGTTTTCACGCCATGCGCGTTGGATGCCTCTACGGTATCCCTGAGCGCCACGACCACCACGGACGCGGTAACTCTGCCGACTGCCGTCTCGGGTCCGGGCGGCTCTGTGCGGGTGTACAACGCAGGCCCTCAGACCGTGTTCTTGCGGTTCGGCGGCACGTCTGTTGTGGCTCTTGTGACTGACATGCCAGTCCCTCCGGGTACGATTGAAATCCTTGGCGTCCTGCCGGGCCAGGCCAAGGTTGCTTGCATCACCAGCACATCGACGGCAACGGTCTATTTCACGGCGGGTCAGGGGGCGTAACGATGCTGCGCTCTCCCGCTTCCAACACGGTCATCGGCGCTCCGATCATTGGAGGCACTGACAAGCGCATTCTGTTCAACAACGCGGGCGTTGTTGGGGAGGCGAATGTTTGGGTCGAATCATCGAACGTCCTTGCACAGCGCAACGGCACGATCGCCCAATCGAAACTGATCTACCGCACCTACACAGACGCCAGCAACTACGAACGTTTGTTTGTCGGCGCGGACCACGCGGGAACGGGGATCACGGGCTTCGGTATTTTTGTCGAAAAGGCCGGTACGGGTTCTGATCGGCCTCTTTATTTCGGAACAACAGGAACAGGCTCGCTTTCGTTTGTTACGAACAACAACGCCCGTTGGACAATGAGTTCAGCAGGGCATTTTGCGGCAAATACAGATAATGCCTACGACATTGGTACCAGCGCTTCTGCTGGTCGTCCTCGACAGGTTTATGTTGGCAGCAATGTCTACGCAGCGGCGTTCATTCTGTCTCGTAGCGGAACATCCTACGCATCCATCTTTGATGATGGCGACGGAAACATTCGACTTTACAACGGAGCGGCAAACAACTTCGGTATGCTGAAGTTCGGCGGCACAACTTCGAGCTTCCCAGCGCTGAAACGGTCCACCACCTACATTCAGGCCAAGCTCGCAGATGACAGCGCGTATGCCTTTCTGATGGGCAAGCTTACGACTGACACCGCGTACTCCGCTGGAGCTCCTGCCGCTACCGGCTACATCACCATGTACGACTCCAACGGGACTGCCGTTCGCGTCCTGTGCGCCAATCCGTGAGGGTAAAATGGCCATCAAGGTTGAACTAACTGTCGATACCGACCGCCGTGTGGCTGGCGTCGAATACGCCCGCGCGCTGTATAACCGTGACAATCCAGACAACCCCATCGAAACCAACGAAGCTTATATCATGTTCGTTGCTGTTTCGGCGGCTGACTCATGGGCCGACATGGCGGAGCGCGCGGTTAAAATGAAAGCAGCGGGCCTCGAATGATTATCAAGCCTGAATTGCCCGCCGCTGATGCGCAGGCCTGCCTTGATCTGATGCGAGAAGGCTTGCGCGAACTGCTGCGCGGCCCGGACCCGGAAGGCGCGATCAACGCCTACTGTCGCGTAAGGGATGCTCTGCTGGCAGGGAAACCCGCCGAACAAGCGTCGGAATCGTCCGTAAAGCGGACCCGCAAGGTGCGTTGATGGTGGGGGCAGCGCGGCACATTCTGCCCGCATGGCCCTCACGAAACTCTTGTTCATCAACAATGCGCTGATCGCCGCAGGGGAAGCCTAAGCCGATCAACCTCCCCAAGCAACTAGCAAACAGCAGGAGTAGAGCATGCCCCAACAGACAAATATGACGCCTTCCCTCCACGGTCGGCGCTTTGGCCTTGATCCGAGCAACAACCCGATTGGTGCGGGTCAGCCCTACACGGTGACGATGACGGCTGCGGCTGGCACGACCAACGTGACTGAAGTGACGATGACCGTGGTCGATTGGGAAGGCAATACATGCGCCGCCCCTTGGGTCATGAACATCTGGCTGTCTGACGCCACCACGGGCGCGGGCCTGACGGCCACGACGGCCTCGGGTGCGGTGGCTGCAAAGGCGTCCTCCGGCGCTGACTTCGGAACGCTGACTTCCAAGAAAGCCCTGATGGTCCAGACGCTGGCGACGGGCGTTTATATCCTCTCAATCACTGACACGGCCAAGACCGCATTCAAGGTCTGCGCGTCCGTTCCGGGTTCCGAGCGGACTGTTGTCGGAATTACGCTGGCGACGGCCAACTACGGCTAATTCATAGGTTAGCGCTTGCTGCTCGATGAACTTCTGGCGCGCATCAACGGTGCGCCAGAGAAAGACAAGCCAAAGGAAGCAAAGGAAATTATGGCCGTCACTCGCAAGTGGCGGTGGGTTCCGAACCCCGGACCTCAATCCGATGCTTTCTTTAGCCAAGCAGACGAAACGTTCTATGGCGGGCAGGCTGGCGGGGGCAAAACAGCCCTTGCCATCGGCCTCGCCATCACACAGCATAAACGTTCGCTGATCCTGCGCCGCATCAACAAGGATGCGGTCAAGATCGTCCCGTTCGTCAAGGAATTCTATTCCGGCGACGATGGATATAACGGGCAGCTTCAACGGTTCATCACATCGGATGGTCGGCACATCGACATTGCAGGCTGCGAGATGGAGGACGACAAACAGCGGTTTAAGGGCGATCCGCACGACCTGATCGTCTTCGATGAAGGGACCGACTTTCTGGAAAGTCAGTATCGGTTCATCATCGGGTGGAACCGCTCAAGCGACCCAAACCAGCGGTGCCGCGTACTGGTTACATCAAACCCGCCGACCACAACGGAAGGTCAGTGGGTCATCAAGCATTGGGCTCCGTGGCTGGATCGGACACATCCGAACCCCGCAAGACCGGGTGAATTGCGTTGGTTTACCACCATTGCAGGCGTTGATACGGAAGTTGATGGTCCCGGCCCGCATGTGATCGAGGGTGAGCCGGAGCCGGTCAAAGCAAGGTCGCGAACGTTTATCCCGGCCAAACTGAGCGACAATCCGTTTCAGACAGCGGATTATGCGGCCACTCTGGCGGCGCTGCCGGACGAATTGCGAAGAGCCTATCGTGATGGAGATTTCTCGGTAGGCCTCAAGGACAATCCATGTCAGGTCATCCCGACCCAATGGATTGTCGAAGCGCAGAACAGATGGAAGCCGGATGGCTGGCGGGGGCTGGCTATGACGGCAATTGCAATTGACCCGGCTGGTGGCGGCAAAGACGCACAGGAAGTGTCCTACCGGTACGGTGGATGGTTTAGCCCCTGCATCACGGAAAAAGGTGCTGAGACGGCGGATGGGGCATTCGCTGCGGCGACTTTGCTCAAGCACCGCAAGGACGGCTGTCCTGTCATTGTGGACGTTGGCGGCGGGTATGGTGGTGCTGTCGTTCTGCGGATGAACGACAACGGGATTCCAGTCGTCAAGTTTAACAATGCTGGCGCATCGACGGGCCGAGCCAAGGATGGTTCTGGCCGCGTATTCCTGAACAAACGTGCCGAAGCATGGTGGAGGTTTCGCGAAGCTCTGGACCCAGATCAAGAGGGCGGGTCTATCATCGCTTTGCCGCCAGACCCGGAATTGAGGGCTGATCTTGCTGCTCCGACGTACCAGCCGGACATGCTCAAGATCAAAATCGAGTCAAAAGAAGATATCCGCGACCGCATTGGGCGATCAACCGGCAAGGGCGATGCTGTCGTGATGTGCCTGGCGGAAGGCCAGATAGCCGAGAAGAAAGCCCACAAATCAAACCTTGCGGCCTCTCGCGGTATGCAGACGCGGGCCAATGTGGGCCACGGTCAGGTCAAGAGCTATTACGGGAAGCACTGAATGTCTGGACTGTTTTCTCCCAAGATGCCAGCGCCGCCGCCTCCGGCTGCTCCTGCACCTATGCCGGACAGCAATTCCCCTGCGGTTCTGGAAGCCAAGCGCAAGGCGGAAATGGAAGCTGCCAGCCGGGCCGGTCGTGCATCTACCATTCTGACTGGTTCGGGTTCTGGTACGCCTGCGGCCAATCGTGGGAACTCGGATTCCTACGGCGGCAACAAGCTCGGCGGGGGCTAGGCGATTGAAAGCCCGCGTCCGCGAACTGAGAGAAATCGGCGACAAGCTGTTCAACGACCGTCGCCCGCTCATGTCCATCTGGCAGGACATGGCGATGAACTTCTACCCGGAGCGCGCGGACTTTCTCTTTCAGCGCACCATCGGAACGGAGTTTGCTTCTCACCTGATGACCGGCGCTCCCGTGCTGGCGCGGCGCGACATGGCAAACACGCTGTCAGCCATGCTGCGGCCTCGGGGCGAAAAGTGGTTCCGTATCCGCACGGCAGAGGACCGGGTGAACAAGGACGCCACGGCCAAGAAGTGGCTTGATTGGGCGTCCGATATTCAATGGCGGTTCATGTATGACCCCCATGCGAAGTTCCTCCGCGCGACCAAGGAATGCGACAACGATTTCGTGACCTTCGGGCAGGGCATCATTCAGGTTCGGGAGAACCAGAACCGCGACGGACTTCTCCATCTGTGCCACCATCTGCGCGATGTGGTCTGGCTGGAAGATGCGGAACAGCGCACCAATCACATTCATCGTGACTGGAAAATCGCCGCTCGCAATCTGGTGAAGCTGTTCAAGAACGTCGCGCCGCCGACCAAGGAAGCGGCTGAGAAAGACCCCGCCAAGGATACCAAGTGCAGGCACATCGTTCTGCCACGGGATGAGTACGAAAGCCCGACCGGCGAAGATACCCGCAAAGGCAAGCGCCTGCCTTACGTGTCGATCTACATTGACGTTGATAACGAGACCATCCTTGAGGAAGTCGGCGCGCATGAGTTGGGATATGTCATCCCGCGCTGGCAGACGGTTTCGGGTTCGCAGTACGCTCATAGCCCCGCGACGGTGGTTGCGATTGCGGACGCCCGCATGTTGCAACAGATCAGCCTAACGCTGCTGGAAGCCGGTCAGAAGTCAGTTGATCCGCCGCTGATAGCGCAGTCGGAAGTGGTGCAGGGTGGCGTCAACACGTTTGCTGGCGGCATTACGTGGCTTGATTACGAGTATGACGAACGGCTAGGCGATGGCCTGCGGCCTCTGGCGATTGATCGTGGCGGCATCCCGTGGGGCGATAATCTCCACGACCGGATCGAATTGCAGATCAAGAAAGCATTCTTTCTGGACGATATCCAAGCCCCCGACATGAAGGGGGATGTGACGGCCTATCAGTACCAGAAGATGTTCGAGGAATATATCCGTCGCGCTCTGCCTTTGTTCGAGCCGATGGAAACGGAATACAACGCGGCCCTGTGCGAGTTGAATTTCAATATCCTCATGCGCAACAACGCCTTCGGGTCGCTGCGCGAGAACATGCCGCAAATCCTGCGCGGGCAGGAAATCAAGTTTGCGTTCGAAAGCCCGATCCAAGGCGCTCAGTCTAGAGCCAATGTTCAGGCGTTTCAGGAATCGGCCAATCTGCTTGCGATGGCGGCGCAACTCGATCCGTCGTCCCGGCATATTCTCAAGGCCCGCACGGCTCTACGTGATGCTCTGGACGGCGCTGGCGCTCAGGCGACGTGGCTTAACTCGGATGAGGATGTTGATGCTCTGGCGCAGGCCGATGCTCAACAAGCCGCGATGCAGAATATAGCTGCAATGGTTTCTCAGGGTGCGGATGTAGCAGGCAAGGTCGGCGGCGCGGCTCAGGCGTTGCAGGCTGGCGGAATTATGCCGGGAGCGCAGGCAGCGTGACAGAAAGCAACGTGGTGCAATTGCAGTTGGTTGAGATTGGCGACGGTGTTCGTCTTGATGCTGATAAAATCCTCGATGCTGCGAAAGGTCATGCTTTTGACCGATTGCTGATAGTCGGCCAACAGTCAGACGGACAGATGTATGTTGCGGGGACGACCGGCGCTGGCGAAAGCATGATCCTAATTGAATTGGCAAAGCGGGTGATTGTGCCGTGACGCAAACCGCTGTTCTCCGATCCGCCCGGCATGAAGCCATCCGTTACGATGGGTCAGCCGAATGCGCGCAACAGATTGCCAAATGGTCTGGCTGTTCTGTGACCTTCAAGGGCGATCAGATCAAGGTTGGAACCCATATCGTCAGCAACGGCGATTGGATCGTCAAGCCCGGCAAGCGTATTCAGGTTTTGAACGCCGACCTGTTCGAAACGCTTTACGAGCCTCCGGCTGCGTTTCATGTGAAACCCAAGGCGCTTCCGATCATGGATGGTGAGATTGCGCCTCCAAAATCGGAAGATGAATTCACGCTGATAACCGACCCGGATACTGGCAAAGCCACGCGGGTTTGGGAGTTCAATTGAAAAAGCCGACTGTTCCTGAACACCGCCCGTGGCACCCTGCTATCTGGACGGAACGGGACGCATTCGCTATTCAGGCGCTCTCCAAAGGGGAAGCCGACGCTGCGCAGCAGCAACGCGCGCTGGCGTGGATCGTCAATACGGTTTGCGGAAATTACAGCCCGACGCATTTCCCCGACGCAAGGGACACAGACTTTGCGAACGGCAAGCGCCATGTGGCTTTGCAGATCGTCAAACTCGTCAACATGCCGCCTGACAAACTGAAACCGAGCAACCGGCCCTTGCCTGTCGAGGCGGATGGCGGGCCGAATGAGGATGCTACTGCATGAGTGAAGCCGCGCCCGTCGCCGCTCCTGAAACGAATGCCCCCGCCGTCGCGCCTGCGGCTGCTCCTGCCCCCGCTCCGACAAGTCTGGCTACTGGTGCTGAGGTTGCCCCGTCTCCTGTCGCCACACCCGCCCCTGCGGCTCCTGCATGGCCTGACGACTGGCGCGTCAAAATGGCTGGCGATGACAAAGACGCACTCAAGCGTTTGGAACGCTTCCCCGATCCGGCTTCGATCTTCAAGTCCTATCGTGAAGCCGAGAAGCGCCTGTCCTCGGGAGAACTGAAGCCCGGCAAGCCCGCCGCCGATGCTGGCGATGAGGCACTTGCTGCATGGCGCAAGGACAATGGCATCCCCGAAACCCCGGAAGGCTATTTCGAAAAGCTGACGCTGCCCGAAGGCATGGTTCTCGGGGAAGCCGACAAGCCGTTGGCTGATGATTTCGCCAAATATGCGCAGCAGGCGGATATGACGCCCGCGCAAATGTCCAAGGCGATGGAATGGTATTACAAGACGCTCGACAACCAGATGAAGGCCCGCGCACAGTTTGACGCGGACTTTCAGGTTCAGACGGCCCGCGAGCTTGGACAGGAATGGGGCGGCGACTATAACCGCAACATGAACGCGGTTCGCAATTTTCTTGCAGGCCAGCCGCAGGACTTCATCGACCGCCTGCAATCGGCCCGCACTCCTGATGGCAAGAAGCTTGGGGACGATCCGGGCTTCCTGAAATGGATGGCTGGCGTTGCTCTCGAAGTAAACCCGGTCTCGACATTGATCCCGCCCGGCGCGAACCCCGCCAAGACCATTGCGGCCCGCAAGGCAGAACTTGAAGGCATGATGGCCGACAAGTCGTCTGCCTATTGGCGCGGCCCGCAGGCCAACGATCTACAGGCAGAATGGCGCGAGCTATTCAACGCCGAACAGAATTTGCAGCGCCGCAACGCGGCCTGACAATAACGGTCCATTAGCCGGACAACCCGCCACGCGGCCCCGGCAAACGACCGACCAAACCCGTCGAAACAAAGCCCCTTGGATTTCATAAAGGCCCCTGCGTCATCGGCGCGGGACAACCCTGCATGACCTCTGAGGACAACCGGAGTTCTCGGCACCTGAACCAATCTCAACAGGTGTCAAAATGGCTGATACAGCTTTTCAGGTCCAGTACCGTCAGGAGTATGTCGCAGGGTTCGAAGCGGGCACGTCGCTGCTTCGCAATTGCTGCGTGAATGAAGCGGTTATCAAGGGCAACACGGCGACCTTCCTCGTGGCGTCGTCCGGTTCCGCCTCCACCGTGACGCGCGGCGTTAACGGTCTGATCCCCGCCCGTGCGGACTCGCTCACTCAGGCGAGCGCCACCCTCGTTGAACAGCACGACCTTGTTCGCAAGACCGGGTTCAACCTGTTCGCCTCGCAGGGTGACGGCAAGCGCATCATGCAGGAAACGTCGATGAAGGTGGTCAATCGCGCCATCGACCTCGACATTCTTGGCGAGCTTTACAACACGACTTCGAGCATTTCCGGCACTGTGACCGGCTCGCTTCAGGTCGTGATGAAGGCGATGAGCAAGCTCGGTAACAATCAGGTTGCGATTGATGAGATCGACAACATGTTCGCGGTCGTGTCGCCCGCGTTCATTGCCTATCTGCATCAGACGACCGAGTTCGCCAATGCGCAGTATGTCGAGATGAAGCCGCTTGCCGGTCCCGCTCGCAAGATGCTGCGTTGGGCTGGCTTCAACTTCATTGTCAGCCCGCTTGTCACCGGCGTCGGCACGTCGGCGGAATATCTCTACTTCTTCCATCGCAACGCTATCGGCCATGCGGTGAACGTGGGCGAGATCGACGCCAAGGCCGACTACTTCGCAGAACAGGATTACTCGTGGGCGCGTACCACGATCTTCATGGGCTCAAAGCTGTTGCAGTCTGCGGGCGCTGTGAAGATCACGCACGACGGTTCGGCTTACGCCTGATCGGGATAGCCGGGGCGTCAAGCTCCGGCGTTCCTTTTCCTCAATTCTTGAAAGGATAGCCAGATGGCTTACTCGACTTCTTCGCCGCCCGTCCTTGTCACTCAGGCCATGACCAACAGCGTTCCGCGTATGTGGTTCCTGACCGGCACCGATACCGCCGCCACGGTCGATACGACCGGCTACATCACCAATGGCGGCGCGCTTGGCATGAAGGTCAATGACCTCGTGACCTATTGGAAGACCGATTCCAAGTCGGCCACCATCCATGTCGTCGTGACTGTTTCCAGCACCGCTCCGGGCGCTGTGGACCTTGCGGACGGCACCACGGTCGGCTCGGCAACCAACTCCGACTAATTGTCGGTTCAACAGGCGGGGGTTTCGGCTCCCGCCCCTTTCCCGCGAGGATGAATGTCCAAAGAACAGCCCGTCACTTTCAAGCCGCTTTTGCAGGGCCGCATCGCAGACGCCACCCACAAACGAAACGTGTGGTACGTCACGCCCGAACACGGCGTCACCATTGATGACATGCTCAAAGTGGACTTCTGGCAGCATGTCACCGGCCAGCTTCGCCCGACCGACCGCATCGAGGCATGGGCCGAAGATCAGTCATGGATGGCTGAATTTGTCGTCGTTCAGGTCGAACGCGCTTGGGCAAAGGTCCATCTGCTCGTTAAGCACCAGATGGGCGGCTTGATGTCGGAAAAGAAAGAACAGGACTATTACGTCAAGTGGCGCGGGCCTCATGGCAAGTATGCCGCCATGCGCGCTGACGGCACGGTCATGAAAGACCGCTTTGAAAACGCCGAGGATGCGGAATCCTACATTCGTGGCATTCCGCGCGCTGTCGCTGCCTGACAAGAGGCTTTGAATGACGTCTCAGCTTGAACTCTATAACAAGGCGCTGGCCCATTTCGGGGAGCGCAAGCTTGCGAGCTTGAGCGAGAACGTCGAAGCACGTCGAGCGCTGGACGATGTTTACGATGCTGCGTGGCTGTCCTGTCTTGAGGACGGCGATTGGCATTTCGCCCGGCGCACCATTATCATTGATGCGGAAACCGACGCTGCACCAGAATTCGGCTATGCCTATTTGTTTGCGCAGCCGGAAGACGATTGGGTCAAGCTCTACGCCCTTTCGGCTGATGAAATGATGAGCCAGCCGCTCAATGAGTATGTGAACGAAAACGGATATTTCCGGGCAAACGTAGAACCGATCTACGTCACATATATCTCCAAACATGCCGACTTCGGCCTGAACCTCGCAAAGTGGCCCGCCTATTTCGCGGACTTTGTTGCGGTTGATATGGCGAACCGTTGTTCGTTCCGGATCACGCAGGACAAAGCTTTGCGGGATACGATCCGGGTTGAGCGCGAGAAGGCCCGCAAGAAAGCCGCTTCCCGTGATGCGCAGCAGGGTCCGCCGCTTCGCCAGCCGACCGGCACATGGGCGCGGTCGCGCCGTCGCGGTAGCCTGCAAGGCATCTACAGCTATGGCCTTAATCGCTGATGGCTGACCAAAATATCCCGTTCTACGCCCTCAACCGGGGCGAGATCAGCACCCTTGCGCTGCTCCGGGTTGACCTTGAACGGCTGAAACTCTCGGCTGAGGAACAAATCAACTGGCTTCCTCGCCCGCTCGGGCCGATGATGTTGAGGCCCGGAACCGAGTACATTTCGGACACCGAGAATTACAGCAAGAGCCGGACGCTGCCGTTTGTGTTCGGGGCCAATGATACCGCATGGATGGAATTTACCGACCTCACATTGAGGCCGATGGTCAATGAAGCGCCGATCACTCGTTCGGCTGTGTCGACCACCATCCCGCCTTGGACGGGTGTCGCCAGTACCGGTTCGACCGTCACACTTGGGACCACGATTGAAATCTCCGGCGTTCTGGCGGGGTCTGTCTCCTATGCCTATTCGACCCTGACAATCGCTCCGGGCGACCAAGCCACCGAACATGGGTTCCGGATTGATATCGGGACAGGGCCGGTGACGTTCTATGCGGGAACGACGCTCGGTTCTCAGAACCTGTTCCAGCGAACCATCCTTGACGATGGTGAACATTCTCTTGCGTTTACGCCAAATGCCGGAACGGTTTACATCCATTTCGAAAGCACTTCGCCGTGTTTGCGCGTGGTTTCCACGATTGGCATTGAGAGCGCCGGGCGTGTGCTGTTCGATACAGAATATACGGAAGCGGATTTGCCGAATATCCGGTATGATACATCTGCTGACGTGATGTTCTTGGCCTGCTCAGGCTATCAGCCGCGCAAGATTGTTCGCTCCGGCGCGCGGTCCTATTCGTTCGTCAAGTTCAAGACACAGGACGGGCCGTTCCCGTCATTTGCCGGGGACAGTTCGATCAAGGTCAAACCGTCGTCGGTTGGCAATGGCAACATCACCATCACGGCCTCGAAGTCCCTGTTCAGGTCTGGGCATGTGGGCGCTCTGATCCGGATGTTCCACGGCGGGCAGTATGTGACGCAAACGCTTGCGGCGGAAGACGCCCCAACGCGGGCCATTCGGGTTTCGGGTGTGTCCAAAACGACCAACTCGGCGGGCACGACAAGCGGCACGACCGACCGCCAGTTCCGTTTCCAGACAAGCGGAACGTGGGTCGGCACGATCACGGTAGAACGCTCATTTGAAAGCGAAGACGCCGGGTTCAACATCTTCGCCCAATATACCACAAACCAGAATATCGTCATGGACGACACGCTCGATAATGTCGTCTGCTGGTATCGGGCGCGCTTTCTGCCGGGCGACTACACAAGCGGGTCGATCACGGTTTCGCTCAACTATCGCGGCGGCGGCAACTACGGGGTTGCCCGCATTACCGAATATACCGATGAAACATCGGTAGAGGCCGAAACCATCCGCGCATTCTGGCGCGATGAATACGCGACCGACTGGCGTCTGTCTGAATGGTCTGATGAGGCGGGCTGGCCTACGGCTGTGGCGCTCCATGAGGGGCGGCTGTATTTCGGCGGCAATTCCAAAATCATCGGCTCCGTCTCGGACGTGTACGATTCCTTCGACTACGACAAGGAAGGGGACGCTGGACCGATCCAAAGGACAATTGGCTCCGGTCCCGTGGCGAGCCTGAACTGGCTCCTGCCCATGACCCGCCTTATGGCCGGTGCGGACCTTGCCATTCACACGGCGCGGTCGAACAGCTTTGACGAACCTCTCACGCCGACCAACTTCAATATGAAACCGTCCATTACGGTCGGCACGTCGCAACTGCCTGCGGTGCGTGTCGATACGGTCGGGCTGTTTGTGGGTCAATCAGGGCGGCGCGTTTATGGCGCGGCCTATGACGTGCAGATATCGGATTACAAGCCGGTAGATTTTACACGGCTAAACCCTGAGATTTGTTCGCCCTCAATTGTGGCGGTTGCGGTCCAGAGACAGCCGGAGGCCCGTATCCATTTCGTCCGGAGCGACGGAACGGTCGCGGTGTTCATGTACGACAAGGACGATCAGGTCGAATGCTGGTATCGGGTTCTGACCGATGGGGCAGGCGGGCTTGTCGAGGACGTGTTTGTTCTTCCAGGCGATGAGGAAGACCGGGTTTATTACACGGTCAAACGGACGATCAACGGCACGACGCGGCGCTATCATGAGCGGTTTTCATTGATTAGCGAGTGCATCGGCGGAACGATTTCCAAATGTCTCGATAGCAGCGCGACCTATCAGGGCGCGGCAACCGATACGATTACCGGCCTCGATCATCTGGAAGGTGAAACGGTTCTGGTGTGGGCTGACGGGAAGGACGTAGCCTATGACAATGACGTGTCGGGCTTCACGGTGACGGGCGGCTCAATCACGCTGCCGGTGGAAGTCGAGAACGCCGTGGTCGGGTTGGGCTACACGGCAAACTTCAAGTCGGCCAAACTGGCTTATGCGGCCATGCAGGGGACGGCGATCAATCGTCCCAAGCGCGTCGATCATCTTGGGTTTGTGATGCAGAACGCGCACCCGAAGGCGGTCACGTTTGGCTCCGATCCGGACTATCTGGATGATCTGCCGGAGATTGAAGACGGGACGACGGTCGATCCGGACGCCATCCATACATCTTACGATCAACAGTCCATTCCGTTCAACGGCAAGTGGGATGTGGACTCTCGCATCTACATCCGTGGTCAGGCCCCGCGCCCTGTGACGATATTGGGCGTCACATTTGGCATGGCTACGAGTGGGTAGGGTTGACGTTCGGCCAAGTGTGCCGGGCGACTTCCTGACGGCGTTCGGCATGCTCCCGGACTTCCGCGTCAAGGCGTGGACGGCTCGGGATAATGACGGGAATATTCTCGGCATAGGCGGCCTCATGGTGCTGCCGGATGGAACCCGCTACGCCTTTGTCGATCTGAAAGACGGGGCGCGGCGCTACGCCAAAACGCTGCACAAGACGGGCCTCGCGTTCGTGCGTAAAGAATCGAAAAACGGCCCCATGATCGCCACGACATTTACGCAAGTCCCTCGGGCCGATGAATGGCTGGAGCGATTGGGGTTCGTTAAACACATGGTAGGCGGGCAGAAAGTTTTCATCCATGCTGCGACCTAATCTTTGCGGAGACTACCGGCCTCGCGGGGTTGTGTATGACCCGATGACGCTTTCGGTTATGTCGCTCGTAGTGGGCGGCCTTGGGACTGCGGTGTCTGCGGCGGGCACTCTTGCGGCTGGTGAGGCTGCGCAACAGTCTGCAAACTACAAGGCTCAACAGCAGGAAATGGCTGCGAAGGAAGCGCAGGCTGCGGGTCAGCGGCAGGCCTTCGAACGCCAGCGCCAGACAGCCTTGACGCAATCCACCTTGCAGGCCCGTGCGGCGGCTCAGGGCAGCGGCGACACGACGGACGATACGGTCGTCAAACTAGGGTCAGAGATTGCAGGCCGTGGCGAATATCAGGCTTTGATGGATCTCTATTCCGGCGAAAATCGTTCGCGCGGTTTGATGGATCAGGCCAAGGCGTCTCGATACGATGGCGAGGCGGCCAAGATTGGATCGCAGTATTCGGCGGCGGGCACGTTGCTGAACGGCGTTGGAACGGGCTTTTCCCGCTATGCCAGTATGCCGGGCGGGGGGTTCTCGCTGCCGTCCAGCCCTCTCGATATCCGTCCTTCTGCTCAGAGGTATGGCTAATTGGCTCGTCTCCCGTCTGATACAGAACTTGGCGGCCTGCCGTCTGCACATAGCAACCGGCCTATCGCGCAAATTGACGCCTCCCCAATTGCGCAGGGCGTGGCGCGGCTTGGCGCGGGTGTTGCAAATCTCGGGCAGGAAGTTGGGCGCTATGCCGACAAGGTTGCGTCGGAAGATTTGCAGATCGGCGGCGCTCGGGCGGATGCAGACTTTCTGACCAAAAAAATCGAATTTGAAAAACAGTTCAACGACTCAGATCAGGACTATCAGAACTGGAACAAGCGTTACGAGACCGGCATCAATCAGATTGCCGCTCAAGCTGCTGGCAACATCTCGGACCCGCGCGTTCGTGAAGTCTGGATGCAGAAACGCCGTGACGATATTGCTCGCGGGGTGGCTGGCATTGAACAAAAGGCGCTCAAGCGGACCAATGACAGCTACCTGACGACTGGCCTTGAAGTGCTGGACAATCTGCAAAGGACATATGTCAACGCGACCGATGACGAAGGGATGCGAACCGAGGTCATCAAGGCGGGGCATGGGGTTGTAGAAGACCTCCGCGCACGTGGCATTATTGACGATTCCAAAGCGTATCAGTTTCGCCAGCAATGGGTGAGAAACGCGGCGGAAGCCACGTTGATGAGCCTAAAGCCGGAAGACAGAATTGACGCTCTAGGCGGGCGCGTCACTGGAATTGAGGGCGTTGTCAATCGCATCATTGGTGTTGAGTCCGGCGGTAATGCTAACGCGGCAAATCCTAATTCGTCTGCGCGAGGATTGGGGCAGTTCATTGATGCAACGTGGCTGGATATGGTCACGCGCTACCGGCCCGATCTTGCTCAAGGGCAATCGCCTGCGCAGATCATAGCTATGAAATCAAATCCTCAGTTGTCTCGCGAAATGACGACGCGCTACACTGAGGAAAACGCAGGCAAGCTCAAGGCGGTGGGAGTGGAGGCTACTCCGGGCAATCTTTACCTTGCGCATTTCCTTGGTCCGGACGCTGCTCCTGCGGTTGCTAAAGCTGATGCTAATGCGCCAATTTCGGATTACGTCCCGGCGGCTGCTATTGCGGCAAACAAGTCGATCCTTGCCGGGAAAACTGTTGGCGAAGTTCGCGCATGGGCTGAGCGCAAGATGGGCGGGGCTGGTTCCCGTGCTGATTTGGCCGAGTTCATTGACCCGGATAAGCGCCGCGTAATGATGGAAAAAGCGCAAGGCGAGGTCTTGGCGAACCGCCGCGAAGTTGCTGCACAGGAAGAATTTAGCCGCAAACAGTGGGTAGATGGCCTGCAATTTGATGCGTCAAAGGGAAAAGTGACGCTAGAAGAAATCGACCAAGATTTCAAAAATGGTCGTTTCAAAAGCTTTGAGGAGTATAACAGCGTCAAGGCGCAAATCGACAAGTACCAGAAAGACGGTGCTTCGCTTGATGCGGTTCTGTCCGTTCTGAACAATCCAAACGGTGTTTTTAATCCGCGCGACCCGGAACACAAAGACGGGCTGGCAACGTTGGATGAGCGAACAGGGCTAACGGAAGCGATGACCAAGGGCGACCCGGTCGCGGCTTCTCGCGCTTCTCAACTATTTGAGCGCACTGGCGCTGTTCCCGACAAGCAGAAAGGGTTCTTGGAAAGCTCGATCCGTTCTGGCAACCCGCAACAGCTTGAATATGCTTTGTCGGTTCTGGACCTTATGGACAGGCGCAATCCGGGCGCGTTCCTGAATGCTTTCGGCAAAGAAACTTTTAACACGCTGCAAAGCTGGCGGGCTCAGATAGATCGCGACCCAAAGCGGTTCTATGAGGAGGCGCGCCGGTCGATGGACCCGTCGATGCAGAAGGCGACGGATGAACGGGAAAAGACGGCGCGCGATGTTATCAAGAAAATGTCGGACACCGAAATCCTCGACAAGTTTGATAGTAGCTGGATTCCGTTTGTTGGGACGCCTGATGCACCGGTTAACGCCGACCGATATCCGGGCGTTGGAATCCTGCGAGAAGAATACGCTGATGCGTTTGCCGAAGGCTACGGTAAAACCGGGGATGAAAAGCAGGCTCATGAATACGCTGGCCGTGTTGTCAAAATGACATGGGCGGATTCAAAATTGGGCGGCGGTCGTCTGATGAAGTACGCTCCGGAAACCCTGCTGCCACCGATCAACGGCGGCTTCAAGCCATACCAAAAGCAACTTGAAGATGGTCTTCGGGACCGAATGGGCAACCCGACGAACATGTTCGGGTTTGCGGCAACGCCAAAATATGCGCTTGTTCCGATGCCGGAAACAAAAGCGGAAATTGATGCTCTGCGGGCTGGCCGCACGTTGGCGGGCGGGCGTCAGTCCCCGGCATGGAGCGTCTTGGTGATGAACCCGGAAACGCAGATATGGGAGCCAAAAGGCAGCTTCTATTTTGACGTCAAGAAAGTTCAGGACGAAAACATGTCCGGCCTGACGGAGCGTGATGCGCAAGCCCGTGCCCGACTTGATGAGACGGAGCGTTCAACGATGGAACGGGCCACGGCGGCAACCGATCCATCTAATCCGCTTCGCTTTAAGTAGCGCAGTCTATGTCTTTTGGGTCAACCGGCGGCTTCTTTGGTTCCCGGTAAAACGGGTTGATGACCGAATCGGTAAACCCGCCGCGTTCAAGGAACATGCAGATCATCACCGCTGCGGCCCCTGAGGCCAAAGCGATAATCGTATAGATCAGGATCGGCAAAAACGGTGTTCCCCGCGGGACCGTTTGAAGCGCGAAAATGATCAATCCAGAAAGCCCGCCAAGTGCGGCGGCAGTAACCCACGCAAGAATGCGCAGATGAGGGGCGATGTCTTTTGGCATGGCGGCAACTTATCGCGCCTTTTCTCCGGTGTGAAGCCGACCAAACAGGAAAGTTTGAATGCCGTTTTTGGACGAACAACCTGACGGTGTGACGCCGCGCATATCTGGTGGCTTTGAACCGCCTGCGGTTGAACCGTCGCCGCCTATCGGACAAACGATCAAATCGACATTTGAGCGGGAAAGCGATGTTTTTGCGCTTGTGGATGTGTTTGGGCGGGAAAACTCCTTTGAGCCGGAAGAAGGTTACAGCGCATTCACCGATAAAAACCTGATTGGTTCCAAATACTTGAACAATTACGGTGACGCTTTTGTCGGTGTCCGGTCTTCTCGGGAAGCTCGTAATGTTCAGTCTCGCATAGATCGGGAACTGGAAAACGCCAAAATCATCGACAGTAGCGGGGCGCTCGGAACTGTTGCGGGGTTAGCTGCGGGCGTTCTTTCCCCGACCTCTCTTTTGCCGGGCGGCGTAATTGCGCGCGGCGGGTCTCGCATGGCGAACTTTGGCCGGTCGGCGGTGTCTGTGGCCGGGGCTGCTGCTGGCGGTGCTGCTATTCAGGAAGGCATTCTTCAAGGCACACAATTAACCCGTGAGCCGTTGGAAGCGGTTGTTAATGTCGCGGTCGCTGCTGTTCTTGGCGGGATTCTTGGGGCCGCTGCTAGTCAGCTTCCGCGCAATGTTGCGGCTCGGGTTGCTGATGACCTGTCCGGCAAGAACCCCACGCCCGAAATCCGGATGATGCCGGTTTCCGGGGCTCAATCTGCATCGGCGGCGGCTTCCCCGGCTGTTGATACTCGCATGGTGGACCGGCTTGGCTCTGGCGCGCTGGCAAAGTTTACGGCGTTCATGACGCCCCTATCCCGTATGCAGACGCGGGATGTAGCGGCGTCTCGTGCTGCCGTGGCGCAATTGGCTGATCCGGGCGGCGTTCGCGTCATGTCGAACACGGCGGAAGGCGGGTTTCAACCGACCATTCCGGGCGGGTCCGTTGAGGTTCGCGCCAAGGCCCAGATTGACAGTTTGCTTGGGAACTATGTTCAGGACATGGACCAAGTGTACGCGGATTACTGGAAGGCGCTTGGCGGCTTGGAAGGGTTCGCAGGCAAGGTCGGCATGGTCACAAATACCGTGCGGCAGAACCTTCTCGGTTCCGATGGCCCGATGACGCCTCGGCAGTTCTTTGAGCGGGTAGGAGAGGCGATCCGTATTGATGGCGCGGAGTTGGCGGACCCCTTTGTGAAGCGCGCGGCGGCTTTGCAGAAGCGTTATCAGGATGAGGTTTTCGCGCTCGTTCCGGAAGACATTCGACCGGATATTGGCGATGTTCCCAAATTTGCGGGGGGCTATCTGCCTCGGCTTTTCAACGCCAAGGCTATCGCGGCCAAGGCTGCTGAATTTGAGGAAACCATATACCGCAACATGCTTGCGGATCAGGAACGGAAGTCCGTTCTGCAAGGCGATGCTCAACGCCTTACCGAACAGATGAGCCTTGCGGAACAGGAAGCGCGAAAGCTGGAAAGCCGTCGCGAAACTCTGGCTCGGCAAATGGATGAGGCCGGGGCGCGTATTGCGGAAACGCAGATGGCGGCTCGACGCGGGCAGTCTCGATACGAAGCGGCTCGCGGTCGTGTGTTCGAAATGAACACCGAGATTTCCCTGATGGAAGGGGAATTGGCTGTTGCCAAGGAAAGTGGCAAGGCGTCTGCGGCTGAACTCAAGGCGATGGAAAGCGACCTT